GTTAGCATTTTCTGCGTGCAAAATTGAGAAACCAAAAACCGAAATCATGAAGGGAAGACCCCCAAAGCCCACCAGACTTAAGGAAATGGCCGGAACAGACCAACCATGCAGAGTACTAGACAACGAAATGCAAGTAAGTTTATTGGCTACAATTCCTGATCCAACCTTTGAATTAAGCGAAGGTGGGTTAAAAGAATACTCTATAATTTGTGCAGAATTACATAGTAAAAGAATGCTGCACCTTGTAGATTTGGCTCTTATTACTGCTTATGCTAATGAGATGGCTTTATATATTGAGCTAGAAATTTACCTTAGAATAAATGGCAGAATAGATGAATTTTTTAATGAAGATGGCGCACTTACTAGAAGAACCTATAAGCCTGAATACAAAATAGCTAAAGATAGTTTAGCAAATGCATTAAAATTAGCTACTCAATTTGGATTAACACCGAGCAGTAGGACACGTATTGCAATGCCGGAACAGATAGAAAACACTTTTAAGCTATGAAAAAGGATTACTATTTTGATGCAGAAACTGCAGATAAGGCTGTAAAATTTATAGAAACACACCTTACACACACCAAAGGAGAACTAGCAAAAAAACCTTTCATACTACAGGAGTACCAAAAAGAAGAGATAATAAGACCCCTATTTGGATGGAAAAATGCAGACGGTACTAGGAAATATAGAACTAGTTTTATCTTTCTACCTAGAAAAAATGGTAAATCTACACTAGCTGCAGCTATAATACTTACACTTTTATACTTAGATAATGAATTTGGAGCAGAGTATTATAGCGCTGCCAATGATAAGGAGCAAGCCAAAATCGTTTATTCGGTCGTTGCCGATATGATAAAAAACAATCCAAAGCTCTTACAATTTGTGCAAATATTTAAATCTAGTATTGTTTACGATGCGCAAGGCTCTTTTTATAAAGCACTAAGTAGGGAAACAAGCACAAAGCATGGATTTAATACAAGCGGGTTTATTTATGATGAGCTGCATGGTATGCGTGATGATGGAACGGAAAACCTTTGGCAAGTACTAGAAACTAGTACAGGAGCAAGGCGGCAACCTATAGGCATCGCAATTACTACAGCCGGTTTTGATAGATACAGCGCCTGCTATAAAATGTATGATTACGCTAAGAAGGTTTTAAATGGCACTATAGTAGATGAACAATTTTTAGCAGTAATCTATGAAGCCGAACAGGATGATGATATAACAAGCCCTGAAACATGGGCAAAAGCCAATCCGGGTCTAGGTGTATCTTTAAAATCTTCATACATGGAAAGAGAGAGCTTAAAGGCTCAAAATCAACCTAGTATGGAAAATATCTTTAGAAGACTGCACTTAAATCAGTGGACTAGTGCAGAAAGTAGGTGGCTACCGGACCGGGATATAGTAGAATGTAATGAAACGATAAGCGATGAAATACTTTTAAATACACCTTGTTATGGTGGTTTAGATTTAGCATCTGTGAGAGATTTAACAAGCTTTGTTTTAATGTGGCGTATTGGTGAAAAGATAATAGTAAAGCACTGGACTTTTTTACCACTAGACAAAGCAGAAGGTAGAAGCGGTGGCTTAGATGGTGTAAACTATATGGAGTGGAGCGACTACTTAGAAATAACGCCTGGAAATGTAACCGACTACAATTTCGTACAACATAAAATTTTAGAACTTTCTGAAAAATACAAAATACAATCTATAGCTTTTGACCGTTGGAATTCATCCCAGTTAGTTTTAGAGCTAATAGAAAAGGGCTTAAAAATGTCTGCTTTTGGTATGGGCTACAAATCCTTAAGCGCACCAACAAAAGAAATAGAAGCCAAAGTACTTACAAGGGATTTTATATATTTTAATGACCCTGTTATTAGGTGGCAATTTGGAAACGTACAACTTTTAATTGACCCTGCAGGAAATATTAAACCTGCAAAGGATAAAAGTACAGATAAGATAGATACAATTTTAGCTATCTGTATGGCAGTAGGTGAAGAGATGTATAGTGAAGCTCCGGTAATTAGTAAGTACGACCGAGATAATAAAGGCTTTTTTACTATATAAAGCTATTGCTTAAGTACTTAAATTGTTGTAAATTGCAAAAAGACTTTTTTTAAATGGGATTATTTGATTTTTTCAAGAGAACCGAAGCAAAAACAGAGCAGCGCTCGTACATGGATTATGCAATGGGTTTAAACCTAGATAGCAAAACCATTAATGTAACACCTGAAAGTGCGCTTTCTTTTAGTGCAGTATATGCTAGTGTAAGGATAATTTCAGAAACTATAAGCCAATTACCTTTCAACTATTATAAGAAAACCAAAGAAGGTAGAGAGGTATACAAAGAGAGCGCTTTACAGTTTCTAGTACATGATGAGCCGAATGGCTACCAAACAAAATATGTATTTTTTGAAACTTTAATAAACACCCTTTTATTATATGGTAATTCCTATGCATACATAGAAAGAGATGCTACAGGTGTGCCTTTAGCTTTAACCTTACTGCACCCGGATAATGTACAAGTAAAAGTAAAGAACAATAGGCTACTTTACGAAGTACGTGATCAGGGAATTTACGATGCTAGTGATGTGATACATATTTTAGATATGACACTAGACGGCTACACCGGAAGGTCTAGAATTTCTGTTGCTAGTGATAACATAGCTCTAGGATTAGCAGCACAGAAGTACGGAAAGAAGTTTTTTGAATCTTCTGCTAAATTGAGTGGTGTTTTAATGCATCCGGGACAGCTAGGCGCTGATGCTATGACCAACCTTTCTAGCCAATGGCATAGCACATACCATAGCGGAGTAAGTGGTAACTTTAAAACTGCAGTACTAGAGGAAGGCATGACTTACAAGCCTATCCAATTAACACCAAACGATGCACAATTTTTAGCTACTAGAGAATTCAGTATTTTAGAAATTGCTAGAGTAATGAGAGTACCGCCACATATGTTAGCAGACCTTTCTCGTGCAACTTTTTCGAATATTGAACACCAGTCTATCGAATTTGTAACGCACACAATAAATCCATTGATTAAGAAGATAGAGCAGGAGTTTAATAAAAAGCTAATCTTTAATAATAAAAAAGGTGATACATATTTTGAGCATAATGTTAATGCACTTTTAAGAGGTGATTCAAAAGGTAGGGCTGAGTACTATGCAAAAATGTTTAGTATTGGTGCAATTACACCTAATGAAATTAGAGCTAGAGAAAACCTTAATAACATTAAGGGCGGTGATGCTACTTTTGTACCTATGAACATGATTAACACCGATAAACCAAAAGAAGTAATAAAAGAAAAACCTAAAGCTATCGTAGATGGAAAAGATGGAGATAAGACAGTTTGATTTAGCTGAATTTAGATATGACAAAGCAGAAAACGGTGACACCATAGTAAAAGGCTATGCTGCTGTATTTGGTTCTTTGTCGGAAGATTTAGGGGGATTCAAAGAGAAAATAAACAATAGAGCATTTGATAATGTTTTAGAGGATGATGTAGTAGCTTTATTAAACCATGATAATAATATAGTCTTTGGTAGAACAAGCAGCGGCACATTAAAGCTTTCCGTAGATGAGAGGGGTTTAGTTTCTGAAATTAGAATGCCTAATACAACTGCAGCAAATGACACCTTAGAGCTAATGCGCAGAGGTGATATAAACAAAATGAGTTTTGGATTTTTAGTAGATAAGGATGCATGGGTAGATAGTGAACGTGGTTATGTAAGAGAAGTTAAGGAGGTAAAAAGGCTCATCGATGTGAGCCTAGTTACAAGGCCGGCTTATCCGCAAACAAGCGTTGCGATTAGAAGCCTAGATATTTTTAAAAGCGAAAAACCAAATACTTTAAGTACGCTTAAAAACAAAGTTAAATTTTTAAAACATACAAAATGAAAAAGACAATCAAACAGTTAAAAGATGAAAAGGCAGTAGCTTTATTATCTATGCAGCGCTTAATTGAAACTGCAGAATCAGAAGACAGAAATTTATCAGTAGATGAGCAATCGGCTTTTGATGAATCAGAAAAGACAGCTACAGAAATGACTGCACGTGTTGGAAGATTAGAGCGCTCTTTAGATTTGACAAAAACACCTGTAACACCGGTTACTTTTGAAACTCAAAACCTAAAAGCAACTGATAAGGATTTACAAAGATTTTCTTTGACAGCTGCAGCGAGTGCTGCTTATAGTGGTCAAATGGAAGGGCTTGTAAGAGAGATGCACCAAGAAGCTAGAACAGAAAACCCGGGTCGTTTATTTCGTGGTATTGGTATTCCTTCTATTGTATTAGAAACTCGTACTGATTTACCTGCAGGAGCTGCACAAGTTAACCCAACTGATGTAGGTTCTTTTATTGACCAACTACAAGCGAACTCTGTACTAGTTGGTGCAGGTGCTAATTTCTACAGTGGCTTAACTGCAGATAGAAAATTCCCGATTGTTGCAGATATTGATTCTGGTTTTATTTCTGAAACAGGGAGTAACGGAACAGACTTAACAGGACAGGCAGAAGCTGGTTCTTTAACAAATATTACTTTAGAGCCAAACAAATTAATTTCTGTTGTTTCTATGAGTGCTGAAATGATGACACAAAACAAATCTGCAGAAGCAGCTTTGCAGCGTAACATGACACGTTCAATAATGGCAGCTTTTGAGAAAGCTCTTTTACAGGATGCAGCAACTACAACTAATGGTCCAGCATCAATATTTGAAGGTGCAACTACTTTAGCTCCTACAGGTTCTATTTCTAAAGCTGAATTATTTGAAGCTGAAAGGTTAATTTTAAACGCTAACTATAACCCATCTACAGGTCGTTTTGGTTACTTGTTTAATGCCGGTGCTTTAGCTGCTTTAAAGAATGAAGCAGGTATTGATTATGTCGCAGCATTCGCAGACTTTGCTAACAAATGGCTACAAGTATGGAGTTTCATCTAATGTAGGTGTTAAGGCTACACCTTATTCTGAAGCTATGTTATTTGGTGATTTCTCAGATGTACACATGGCAACTTTTGGCGGACTTGATATTATTGCAGATAGATTCACCGATGCACACAAGGGAATGTCCCGGTTAATCGTGGTGAGTTTAATGGATGCTAAAGCTGCACACACGAACAGTTTGGTTCACTGTGTAGTAGCATAAATAATAATTGCAGGCTAGTCTAAGGCTAGTCTGCTTTTTTACTCTTAACAAATGGCGCAGTATTCAAAAATAGAAGCATACACAGGTACAGAGCTTATTAGCCTTCCGGAAGCTAGGCAATACCTAAGAGTGGACTATACTACAGATGATGCATACATTACAGACTTAATAAAGATAGTAAGGGTGCAAGTGTTAAAAGACACTAACCAAATAGTAGTAAAGCAAACGATTACAGAATACTTTAATAACTGGCCTGCAGGTTCTACTTTAACTTTGCGCTATCCGGGAACTATTGAAGGTACACCCGTATTAAAATATTTTGATAATACCAATACAGAAATAACCCTAGTAGAAGGTACAGATTATAGAGTAGCTAATTACATGGGCTTATGTAAATTAGACTTAATAACAAAACCTAATTTATACAATAGAGCAGAAGCTATTAGTTTTAAATATGTAATAGCACCAGAAAACAGCGATGCAATAGCACCCTTAAAAATTGCTATGTATATGTTAATCCAACACTATTACGATAACCGTAGTGCAGTTAGTTTTTTGAAGGTAGAAGAGATGCCTTTAGGATATAAATCTATAGTAGCAAACTATAAAAACTATATTCTATAATGGTGCAACCCGGGTTACTTAGATATACAACAACTATTAATTTAGTTTCTACAGGTCAGCAGACAGATTTTGGCGACTACCAAAAGACTAGTGCATCTACTCAAACTAGATTTGCAGCAGTTAAATGGCTACCCGGAACCGAGCAAGTTATAAATGATGTAGTAGGCTTAGTTAAAAATATAGAGTTTACATATAGGTATGAAAGCTTAGTAGATATATTAAATAGAATAGATACTATTTCTTATGATAGCACCGGTTTAGGTTTTGTAGAAACGTACAAAATAAAAAGCATAGAACATAAAGGCGCAGGCAATAAGCAGCTTGTAGTTATAAAAGCCCATTTCTTTGAAAACGCATGATAACACCTAGAACTAAAATAGAAGGAGCAGAAAATTTAGATTTTTTTTTAAAGTCTTTAGGTAGGGAA